ATATAGAGAAAATGATTTTCATTCAGGTGTTTATAATTTATTAGAAAAATACAAAGCAAGTGAAGGTGTATCTAATGACAGTTTATATTGTTATAATTATTGTCTCAGCACAAATCCAGGTGAGATTCAACCAACCGGAGCAATTAATTTAAGTAGATTTAAAAACATTGAATTAGATATATCCACAATTATTCCTCCCATTGATGAAAATGCTACTGTAGATACAATTTGTAATCCAGAAGGTCAAATTATTGGTACTACACAAATAGATAATATATATCAATATACATATGATCTTTATTTTTTTGAAGAGAGATATAATATTTTAAGAATTCTTGGAGGTAATGCTGGAATGTTATATGCTAGATAAATTCAGCTTTTTTACAATTTCCTTTACGAGGACACTCCTTTGAACCAAACATATCTGCGTGATAATAACCACTTTGTAAACCTTCTTTACTTTTATAATAGAATATATATGATATTAATAAAAAAAGTATTATGTATAACCACATTATAAAATAATATAATATATTAATATCAAATGTCACTGGATTATTTTAATATTAATATACCATCTTCTTTTACTCATTCAGGATCTTTACCTGAGACAAATAATTTAACAACAGAAGAAATTACTTTTACAAATGATTTAGATAATACAACCATTAAAATACCATCTGGTTCTTTATATAATAAAATTACTTCAGAGATTCCTAATGAACATAATTTTAGAGGATCTAATAATATTAATAATGTTAAATATACCTTTGCTAAAGGAACAACATTAAAAACATATAACGATGGTACTTATGTCTATACTACACCTGACGGGTTTGAATATAAAATGGCTGAACCAATATCAAGTAATAAAGATACTATAGGTAATATTAATGTTAATTTAAAATATGGAGATGTAATTATATATCAATCATCAGAAGAAAAATCAACAATTGATAAAATTATGACAGCTCGTAATGAAAAAATAATAGATGTTGCTGCATCAGAAATATTGTCAAACAGTGTTATGCAAGAAATCACAAGAACTTTTAATAAAAGTGTAATATACTTTTTAAATACATTATTAAAAGATATATTGGTTTCTGTTATTATTTACATAATTATTATAAATATAACTAAATGGGGTATTATTCCAGCTGATATATTATATCCAATTGATATCGGAAAATACCCATATGTTTATAACAATATTGGATTAAATAACGATTTATCTTCATTTGAACCGAAAGATGATGGATTATACTGTAGAAGAATGATCAATACTAATAATATATCAATTGATCAAAAAATTATAAATGATCCAAAAATAAAGAATGCTTTAGAATATATTAATCCAGATATACTAAATGTAAATGAAGAAAATGTATATATAACATCAAAATGGTTACAATCGTCTTGTAGTACAACATCTAATAGAAGTGATGCATTCAGTGTATTTCGTTATTGGGTTTTATATCTAACATTCCATCAAATTTTATATCATAATGTAATATTAAATAAGTTTCATTCTATTATAACAGGATTATCAGTCATTTCTGAATATTTTACTTCAGAATCAAAATATTCTAACAATACATTATTACTTTTTAAGAAAATTGCATTTGCTACTATTATTTTTTCAGTTATTATGATTTTGCAACCAACTAATTTAATACTTCAAAAATTATTTGATTATAAAATTACACCAACACTTATAACATCTCCACAAGATGCGTTTATATATGCTTTATTTGATATATTGGCAATTTGTTTATTTATTTTTGTTAGCAGTTTCTTTTTACTTTTTATAGGAGGATTGATAGTTCATTTGTTTTTTTTAATAAGAATTGGATTAGAATCAAATTCAGTAGAATGTACTATATTATCATTTATAACAATCGCATCTGTATTTAACGGAATATTTAAATTAATTACTTATTTGATTGATAGAACTTATATTGGAGGGGGCTTATCCTCGTTTCAGAATTTATTTACAGGAATGTTTGATCTAAGTAATATTATATCCACTATTAGTTCTTTCTTTGGAATATTTATTCCATTTATTTTGTCTTTTAATAATTCATTTTCAGTTTCATTTAAATTAATATGGTCAGCATTTATCGGAATTAGAAATAATTCAGATATGTTATATAGACTTGCTAATTCTGTAATATTATTAATATTATGCTTTCTGGTATTTAATATATATAAAATTATTGGAAAGGTAGAAGGTCTAATATCAATTGGTGTTATAATTGTATTTAGTATGATAACATTTTTTAGAGGATCTTAATGTAAATTATGTTTAAATATATGATTAAACTTATGATTAAATATAAAAATAAACTTAAATAAAATTGGTTCAATATATTATTATGCCAAAAAAAAGTAAAAATACAAAGAAACCAAATTTACCTAAGGTAAGTATTTGTACACCTACCTTTAATCGGCGACCCTTTTATAAAGGATTAATTTCTTGTATATTGTCTCAGAAATATCCAAAAGAATTAATAGAATGGATTATTGTAGATGATGGAACAGATAAAATAGGTGATTTAGTTAAAGATATACCCTTTGTAAAATATATTTCAGTAGATGGTAAAATGCCATTAGGAATGAAACGTAATTTTATGCACGAACAATGTGAGTTCAAAGGTGATAACGATATTATCGTTTACATGGATGATGATGATTTTTATCCACCAGATCGTGTTTCTCACGCAGTTGAAAAATTAACAGGTTGTGACGCATTATGTGCTGGTTCAAGTGAATTATATATATGGTTTAATACATTAGATAAAATGTATAAATTTGGACCATATGGTCCTAATCACGCTACAGCCGGGACATTTGCTTTTAAACGTAAATTATTAAAATCATCTCATTATGAAGATAGTGCTGTTTTAGCAGAAGAAAAACATTTCTTAAAAGATTATACCGTTCCTTTTGTACAACTGGATCCACTCAAGACAATTTTAGTATTTTCTCACGAACAAAATACATTTGATAAACGTAGATTGATAGACCCAAATAATCATTTCTGTAAAGAATCAGCATTAAAGGTATCTAATTTTGTTAAATCAGAAGAATTAAAAAGTTTTTATATGAATGATCTAAATTTATTATTAGAAAATTATGAACCAGGTGATATAAAAAACAAACCAGAAGTTTTAGAAGAAATTAGAAGAAGAGACGAAATGCGTGCAGAAATGGAAAGAAGACATCAAGAACAAAATCAGATTCAACAAGTAGTTGTCAATAATCCAGATGGCTCTAAAAGAGCATTGAATCAAAAGGAAATCATAGAACTCTTAAAAACTAAAACGAATGAAGTAGAGTTTTTAAGAGAGGAAATCAACAAAAAGAATAATTATATTAGTTTGTTAATTGGTAAAATCAAAGAATTATCTAAATCTTAATTTTTTAATTGAAAGAAAGTAATTGCTCTATTTATTTCAATATTTGATAATTCATCGATTTTATTTTGAATTAAACGTTTATATAAATCTTTCTTACTACAGTTCAATCGATTACATAAAGTAATGATAAATGTATTATTATTATACTCATTACTATATTTTGTTAATATCTTTGTAAATCTATATTCGTCTATTTGTCTCGAATATAAATTTTCTTTTTGATATAAATAATAATTATGTAAAATTTTAATGTAATATGTCATTTCATTAAATATCCATAATTGTTTTTGAAAACTAATACGATCAAAATAATCTCCAATACAAAAATTTTCAAGGAATTTCTTATAGAAAAACAAAGTCTTTGAATCTTTTAAACTATCAATTATATTTTCGTGGAATAATAAGGCTTGAGTTGTCTTTTCATTTTCAATAATAAAATCATTTTTAAACTCTCTTAACATAATTTGTTTAATGTTCATTTGAATATTTTTTTCATAAAGATTATGAAACAAATTTACAGATTTATCTACTTTTATAACATTACATAATTTAAGTAATTCTTTTATTTTTTTGTCATATGTATTTGTTCCACATAGAATAATAGGAAAATTTCTTGTTTTTTTACCTTTTTCTTCTAGTTTAAAGTTTTTTATTAAACTTGTTAATACTTTCTTTTCGTGTGTATGTAAATAATCTATATCATCAATGATACAAATTTTTTTTTTATTTTTTTTATAAAATAAATCTAATACAGATGGTTCCATATATGGTTTTAATTCTTCATAATCAGATATAGAATTAATATCAATAAATTTTAATTCATCTGTTAATGATTTTATTAATTTAGTCTTACCTGATCCAGATTTTCCATAAATATATATTGGTTTTTTTTGTGATAATAAATAATTTAATTTATCAATATTGGGTGCCATAATAATTATATTTAAATAACTTTAATAAACTTTAACTCAATTAAATAACTTTAATAAAATATAATAAACTTTAACTCAATTAAATAACTTTAATAATATTATTTAAACCGACGCTATAATAGTATTGTTGTTAGTAATTCCTTGCCAGGCCACACCACAGTCTTGTGCCCATTTCTTTTTTCTACCTAATCCACTTGTAGCACCGGTTCCTCCGATTTTATACATATCACTTGTGAATGATGGATTTGTACAAGAAGAAGTTGTGGCACTATATATATCTACATTTATTGAACAAGCATCGGTTGATGTATTTTTATAATAATCCGGACAAGATGATACTTCAGTTTCATAACCAATTACTTCAGAATTTGCCATAATTACTCCTAATATAGCCAAAATAATAATTAAACTTGTAAGTGTAAACATCAATAAATTTTTATAAAATCCCATTTATATTTAAAAAATAAAATATTATATAAAACAATGGAAAGTAATATTAAAGCAAACGGTAGAATAAATTTACTAAACAACAGTGGAACACCTACTTTTTTACAAGATAAGGTTTTAGTAAACGATCGATCCAATTATACAAATACTATGAAACATACTTTTCAAAATACTAGATTATCCGACTCTTTTTTTTCTCAAACCAATCGAACTATTATTGAAAAAAGTATAAAACAAGAGGTATATAAAATGTCAAACTATAAACACGTTATAGATCGTCAAGATCCAGACCAGTTGTTTATTATTATGAGATATGTCTTTTTACAGAATAGTCTAAATCGTGATGAAGATATTCCTAATCAAGTCAAGACACTAAATTCTTTAGTTATTAATTATTGTGTACCTCGTATTTATGGTGAAATTATGTCTTATATGAAATACAAACGTGATATTTCTACACTTGTAGTTCCTCTTGAAAATCCAGCTTATTATCATAAGGACAATACTGTTGAAATGAATCGTTTTATTTAATTTTTATTTTTTTTAATTCATTTTAAAAAAAATTGATTCAATCATAAATGTTATATATTTATTATAAAAAATAAGATGACCACTAACTACGCTAATATCAAGCCCCAACTCGATGAGCTTACTTCTTCTTTTGGAGGTAATCCTTTCGATCTAGATGTAAAAAAGGCGAAAGCACAGATTGAAAAGGTTCGACTTGAAATTGAACATTTGCGTCTTGAAAATGAGCGTCTTCGTCTTGAAAATGAAAATATTAAGCTCCGCGCAGCATCGAAAGACAATGTTGTGATTGAAAATAATATGAATTATAATAGTGATCAATTAAATAAAATTATGGAAGATGAAGATTATGATGTTGTGGTAATTGATAATACAGAAATGCTTGATAAGTTTTCATTTAAATATTCTAATGTTACCAAGTGTATTATCAATCCAGGAAAAAATCAATTTGTATGTTCAGAAAAAATGTTAAAATACACAAGTATTTTGCGTAAGTTATGGGAAATGACTCCGAGACAAACCATTTATGATTGTTCGCTTTTCAATTCTAAGGATTATTGGTGTAATAAACACGGATACAAGTGGATTTATGAAATTCAGTTATCTATGCAAATGGGTACTACACCTGAAATTCTTAAAGAGATGATTCATATTTGTAAACTAATGAAGATTGAAATGAAAATGGAAATTTCTTTAGATTATGTAAATCTTGATATCAGTATTAAAAATGTAAATAATAATATGAATGTGATCGTTAAAACAGTTTAAAATAATTAATTATATAAAATAAAAATTTATTAAGTATGTATTTTTATTTTTTATTAAATCATTTTTAAGATTTACTGAGTAATCCATTTAATTCCTTTAATTCATCATACCATAATTGTTCATTAGTTGTGTTTTTAATTTTAATCAACTCTTTTTCCTTTTCATCATATTGTTTCTTTAATTTATCTACGTTCTCTTTGCTTACGCTGTCCATTGACATCTTAATCAAATAGTTAAATGTCTCATCAATCAGTCTATAATTTTTAGAAGTTAGAAGTTGATGAATTTGATCACCTGTTTTTTTCCTTAGATCAATTGTCTCCTCCAATACTTCGAGAATATACGTATATTTATTCTTAAGAATATCGAGTTCATCTGTTAGAACCTTAATAATATGTTTTCTACGAATATCATAATAATCTAAACGTTGAGTCATAAAATCATTACAAATGTCATTTACTGAATCATAATGAAATAATTTTTCCTCACGATTGAATAAATTCATATTAGTAATCGACAAATAACTAAATAACTTGAATGTCTTTGGAATCTCATTCTCATCGATATCCTTGGAAAGTGTCAATTTGAAATGAACATCTGATTTAGTAGAAAGATCACTAAAATCTTTAAGAATTCCTTCATCAATTAATTTATCGATAAATACTAAATAATCTTCATTCCAAGAACCAATGGGTAACTCAGTAATTTCCAATATATTTTTTGTTTTCTTGTAAACACCGTGTGTAATAAATCTTTTATCTGATTCTTTTTCAATCTTTCCTTTAAACCCTTTGTAGTAAGGAATAAATTCAAAATTGTCAATGGATTTTCCTTCAAGATAGTTCATAATATATTGAATAATTACTTTCGGATCAAAACAAGGAATATCCGTACTAAATCCTGTACCAATACCTTTACAACCATTTACTAATACCATTGGAATAATCGGAACATAAAAGATCGGTTCAACTGGATCACCATCATCATTCAAGTAGGTGAGAACCGCATCATCATTTTTATTGAAGATGACTCTGGTCAACGGCATCATCTTCGTAAAGATATATCTCTCAGAAGCACTATCTTTTCCACCTTGAAGGCGTGATCCAAACTGTCCATTTGGTTCAAATAGATTAATGTTATTTGAACCAACATAGTCTTGTGCCATATTTACAATAGCACCATTTAAACTTGCTTCACCGTGATGATATCCTGAATGTTCTGAAACATAACCGCTAAATTGAGCAACCTTGATATCTTGTGTTAAATTTCTTTTAAAAGCACTATATAGAATTTTTCGCTGAGACACTTTTAGACCATCCATCATATTTGGAATGGAACGATCACAATCATATTTTGAAAAGTGAATCATTTCTTTGTTTACAAAATCTCCAATGGATACCTTTTTGGCACTAAGGTCAACCCGTGCATTTCTCTCATATAAAGTGAGCCAGTCTTTTCGTTCGTCTGCCTTCTTCTTATTAAACAACATATCCATTCGATCTTCGTCTTTTTCCTCCATTTCAAATATTACAAACTTCTGATCTTGAAAATACTGTTTAAACTCTTTGTCTGTGCTTGTACCTAAACCTTTGTAATATTTAATCTTCCATCCTGTCTGATTTTCCTCCTTCCATTTCTCATAATCTAAATCATTATAAAAGGAAATGGTTTTGGTTCCCTTTGTGGCTTTCAGAATAGGTGTATTCATAAATCCAATGAAGCCATCAATCTTTAATAGTGATGGCCATAAACATTCAAACAAATTAATACATAAACCTTTGATATGGCTACCATCTAAATCTTGATCGGTCATAAAGAGAATTTTACCATATCGTAGGTCAGATACATTCTCATAAGTCTTCCCTGTTTCAAGACCCATAATTTTCTTGATTTCAATAATCTCCTTGTTCTCGCTAACTTTCTTGATAGCTTCTCCGCGAACATTTAGAAGCTTTCCTTTCATCGGATAAACTCCATAAATATTACGTTGATCTGACGACAATCCAGAAATAATACCAGATTTTGCTGAATCTCCTTCACATAAAATGAGTGTACATTCATCAGATCGTTTTGTTCCAGCATAATTCGCATCAGTTAGCTTCTCAATTCCTCGAATGTTCTTCGTTTTATTTCCATCACTTTTTTTTGCGTTTTTCTTATCTTTTAGTTCACTCATATCACAAGAAGCACTTAGTACACCCATTGTTGCCAATTTGTCGATGAACTTATCACTTACTTCACAAGAAGAACCAAACTTTGATGAAGTTGTTGTCAAATAGTCTTTAGTTTGACTATCAAAGGATGGATTTTCAATCGTGCTATTAAGAAAGATCATTAATTGTTCTTTAATGATAGAAGGTTTTACTTCGATCCTTCTTTTTTTAAGAATCAATGCTGTCATTTTCTTAATAATTTGATTTACAATGTATTCTACGTGTTTACCTCCTTTAGACGTGAAAATACCATTTACAAAGGATACTTGTTTGAACTCGTCGCTCAGAATAACTGTATATGACCAATTTCCCTGTGTCTCCGAAACTTTATCAGAACTACTAAACAAAGATACATAATGATTGAAATCTTTTACTGGAACCAACTCATTGTTATATTTTACCTTTACTTCTTTACTGGTAACACCCGCAATGTCATAGACTCTTCTCTGAAACAAAGAGATCATATCTTGTGTTAATCCGTTTTTTAACCCAAGTCTTTTGTAATCTGGTTCAAAACTAACCATAGTATAAGGTTTTTTCTTACACGAAGTAATAACGGGTTCGTGAATTACATCCAGATTATTTTCAAATACTTGACTGTATTTTAAACCTCGTTTAGCATCAACTGTTTCAATCTGTCCCCAAGTCGACCAAATTAATACTAATTTAAAACCAAAACCATTCTTACCACCAGTAATCTTTTGTTCTTCTTTGTTATAATTGGTAGAAGTTCTAAGATGACCAAAGATCATTTCAGGAATCCAAATATTATAAGTCGGATGTTTCTCAACATCAATACCATCACCGTTATTTGTCATTGTAATACGATTGTTTGAAATTTCAATATTAATACTGGTAACTAATTCAGTTTCTTCACCCTTATCCTTTTTCATCTGTGTTCGAATTACGTGATCACGACAATTTACAATACCTTCATCAAATAACTTAAATAATGCTGGATTATATTCAATTTGTGTCTGAATGATTTTATCTTCTTTTAAAATGTACATAAAATCATTAGTATTCTCAATTGACCCAATATAGGTATCAGGAGTATCAAGGATATGTTCCTTGTCAGTTTTCTTCTGGTATTGAGTAGCAAGAGAAGCCATTTTTCTATGATATTATTTGAAATAAATTTTAAATCAATTTTATATCTTCCTTTTCTAATGATGATAAAATATAAAAATAAGTGCATTAATAATTGCAAACCAGTTATTTCAAATGATAAAACAAATATGTCTACTAAGGCTATTAACGCATTAAATATTAAATTAAATGGACGAAAAGGAGTATTACAAGTTAATTCTAGATTACAATCGATTTATAATACTATACTTAGTTTAGATAAAGAACAAAATAAATCTTTATTGTTAACATTTCGATATACTTTGTATATACGTTATTTTAATTCAATTGCGTCTTGTTCTGTTGGAAATACAATGGTTTTTAATTTGAGACAAATGTTAGAAGAAATTATCGCATCATTAACACCTGAAGAATATAATATCGTATTTAATATTATTATTCCTGAACCGGTAGTTCCCTTTGATGTAAATAATTTAACAATAGAATATACTTTTGAAGTTATAGTTCGTGATATGATTACTAATAAATATTTTATGATTACCAATTTACCGAGTAATTATATTTTTACTCAAGGAAAAAATTATATATTTGATTTATCAGATCCAACCAATCTAAATACTAAATTTGCTTTATCTTATGAAAAGAATGGTGTTCACGTTCCAACTCTTAATTATGTTGGAACTCCTGGACAACCTGGAGCTTATATGGTATTACAAGTTGAAAAATATTTAACAAAAATAAAAATGTATGTTTTTAATGATTTAATAAGATTTTATATTGATAATCGTATTCTTTCAAACGCATACGATTATGGTTTTAATTGTCGTTATTTAATTACTTCAGTAGGATATAATGTATTGATACGTCCTACATTAAAAAATCGGTTTGAGCTACGAAAAAATATTAAACCAGAGTCGATTTTAGGTGTATATGAAAGCAATGGTCCAAAATATTATATTAACGAACCAATTAGCACTAATTCTATTTTTTATGTGAACCCATATAGATATTTGGCTGGATGTGGAACATATTATCTATATGTTCCTAAAATTTACGCAGCGTGTTTAATTAATAAAGGCTTAGAAACAAGTATTTCTTTTATAGGAGATTCTGATAAGAAATCAATTAAATACCTTAAAAATATATCTCTGGTTGATGGAAGTTTTCCAGATGGTTCCTATCAATTTTTCTGGGGAAATGTTGCATTGACGATTTATCGACCTTTTACTCAGAAATTATCTTTTTATTCTAAAACATTTGGTTTTATAGGAGGAGAAGAAATGTTACAATATTCTTCAGATATTATTGGTATACCTCCAAAACAATTTTTTGCTATTACAGACGTTTCTTTGAACTATGATTATTGTGGTGTATCGAGTCAAACAAAAGTAAATGTAGTTTATGATCTATCAACAAATATTCCTTATATTCGATTTGGAAATGACACTACGTATAATTCAAGACGAAAATACGGTTTATATTTAGGTGAATATATGATTTTTATTCCACAAGAATCACCTATTACTTTTTTAAATCGAGGAAAAGAAAATATTGTTCAAATAGAGTCTATTTCTAAAAATAGTGAACGTCTCAATATTGGTCCAGATGGTAATATATATACATTTTATTATGGATTAATAAGATTAACTATAAAAGGTAATTTTGGAAGAATGTCTCTGTATAGTTATCATAAAGGATATATGGGAGGGTTTGATTTATTTAAATACGACTCTAAATTTAATAATCTAATTTCATATCCCGATCCATCGTCACAACCAATCATTACCGTGCAACCTTCAAATACATCATTTACGGATGTTGATGTAAGTTTTTCATCTTATACACTCAATAAATTCTCAACCAACATTAATCTAACACTTTCACAAATTTTTACAATTATAAATACGCCAGGAGTTTCATATAATAAAAATACAATTGATATAGATTATCAATATAATATAAATATTAATAACTATCCTCATTATCCTTATGTAAAATTTAAAATGAGTAATGGTATTTATATATTCAACTGTCTCAATAATAAAATAGCATTACTAAATAAAGGTATTGAAAATTCAATTGTATATACTGGGTCTCCTTATAATACTTCAATTACAGGCGATGGTATTTTATATTATAATGAATTTATGGTGGTATATGTGAAAGATAATTTTGAATATGTATCATTAGATGTTTTAAATAAGAAAACTGCTGATTATATATTTGGTTATGAATAAATTATTTTCTTTTTATATTTTATATGAAGACTTTTGGATCACGAGCAGAAGTATTTCACGGAAACGCAAAGAAAACTACTGGCGGACTTGAAAAAACTGATTTAATGAAAAATAAACACGGAGAAATTGTCTCGCGTAAAAAGAGTCTTCAAGCAAAAAAAGAAAAGCGTTTAGAGAAAGCTGGATTCTTTACTCAAAAGGGTAAATTCGGATTTGTAAAGAAATCTGTAAAGAAGAGTGCTAAGAAACGAGGAAGTCGTCGTCGTTAATTTATTTTATAATTTTTATATTTGTATTTTTTGTTTTTGTATTTTTTTGTATTTTTTTTGTTTTTTTTATGTTTTAGAGATTTTATTTTATATAATGTTTTATTTCCTTTTTTACCACCTTTTAATATATTAGAATAAGAAGTTGATAATCTACACGCAGTACTCAATAAGGTTTTATTTTGATTAAATATACTCAAAAAACCATCTTCTATTCCTCTATAATTATTTGATACAACACATCCGGACATTATAATTTGTCATTATATTTTTGTAATTTGTATTTTTTATATTTAATGATTTAT